CTGGCCACAGTATTGAATCTCTGTTATGTCGTTTATCACAACAAAGCATCGTGTTGGTGCTTTTACCGTGTCATAAGAATCATCAAGAAACGTAGTCGCTTCTTTTAGAGCAGAAACAAATTTTAGGTATTTTTCTGTTCTGAGTTCTCGGCCTGTTGGGTATTCGTTGTCAATAATAAAATTTTTTAGTTCTTGGTACGGCATAATTTTTTCCTTTTGTCTGTCTATTTATAATCATACCATACCTAGTAGCAAAGTTGATAGTTATTTAAGACAAAAAAAAAAAAAGACTTTCGCCTCTTTCTATTCAAATCCACACCCTAGCCAACACATACGCCAACCACAGGAATGTAGTGGAAGCTAACAATAAGCCTTGAATAATATAAATTTTATTCTTTGTTCTTATTGTTAAATTAGTAGAAGAATCCATTACAATACCTATCAATGTGTTGATGACTACTGCAATAGTCATCGTTATACACACGTTTAAAAACACTTCCATTACAATCTCCAATAATTTTCAAACTGCTCTTGTTTGGTATTTATCACATTTTGAATTCTTGCCAGTCTAGCCTCACGACTTTCAAATAACTTACCAACTTTACAAATCTCGATTGGATCGGTTACGACAGCTTCACCATAGGGATGAGAGTCTATAAACCAATGTGCAACAAGGTAAGCCATCCACTTATACCGATACGGGCCTTTTCTAACATAACTTGATCTTTGGTATCCCTGTAAAGCATGAACGTAGTATTTTTTTTATTCATCATTTTATGCCCCACTTTCGAAACGACGATAGTCAATGACTGATTTAATGTGAAATCCTCGATTAGAAATGTCTTTCACAGTTCTTTCAAGGTAGTTCACAATTTGTTTTTGTACCTCTAGCAGTTCAGAAGCGTATCCTAATCTTTTGTCGGCTGCAAGATACTTGTCAATATCACCTTTGAGAACCTTTTCGTTAAAGACTCCAAACTTTGTGTAATATTGATCTGTCTGCTTCCCGTTGAAATATTTCCATCGTTCAAGATAGACACGTTTTTGAATCTGTTGGTATTTTATCAGGGACATAGACTCGTTGGCGAACATTACAGAATATTTCTGATGAAGCTTTGGTGTTCTAATAGCTTCACCGTCAATATCAAATTCGTCAATCTCTACATCTTTTCCTGCAAGCTGAACCAGTTCAACAAAACTATTTTCTGCTTTGTCGATGAGGTCTTCTAAATCACTATTATGATCCGTACTCAATTGTTTCACCTGTGATTACGTTGTTTATGGTGTAGTGAGTGTACACGAATGTCGCAGAAGATGCAAGTGTTGTTTCGTCACCAACAATATCATATTCAATGTCGCCAATATCTGTTACGTGAGCGTTGTCGTAACGGATTCTGAGCGTTGGTGCGTTGCTTCTGTCTAGGACGGTCAGTTCTACATATGACGTTAGATCGTTGCCCTGTGAGTCTTTGACGCCGCGAGAGAGTGCAAACATCCATTTGTTCAGTGTAACCCATTGCGACAAGTTTTCATCCAGCAAAAATCGAAGGGTTAGATCACCAAACTCAACCTTGTCACCGGGAAAAGGAATGTTTGAAAAACGTGCTGGCATTTCCGCTGGTGTTAAACTAGCACTACCCATGTTCGTACCTTGAATAGTGTACGTGATATCTCTATCATACCCAAGTACAGCGATAAACGAGGTTGATTTTGCTGTGTTAATAGATTTCGTGGTCATTTGTTTTTACCCTGCATCATTGTTTCCTGTATACAGGGTATTTATCTTATTCTTCTTCGTCATCACCATCTCTAATCGGTTATTCTAACTAAAAATTCTTCAACTTGTAAAGCATCAACTCTACTAGAACTTACGCCTTTATACTCTTCCATTTCTCTAAGTTCTTCCTCTACACAAGCGATTAACTTTTCTGTTTGGTGATCTGTCAACATTTGCAATACGCCTTATTTTATGAAACTACCATTAAAATTACCATAAATAGTCAACAGGAGCAACACATGAAACCATTTAAAGAATTTATCACAGAACAGTTTATGATAGCTAGAATTAATATGCCTCAGATTGATGACGTTTCTAAATTCACGGAATGGCTAACAGAGAGTATGGGTGTGGGTAGCTGGGCTTATATGGGATTGGTCGATTATTTCAAACCGTTGCAAGCGGAAGGGTTTGACGAGGACAAGATAAGAAATATTTGTATGGATATGAGAAAAGACCCTGATTCAATACCTACTATGAAACCTATCATCGTAAGTGAGGATGGGTACGTTGTTGACGGACATCACAGGTATCTTGCCGCTATTAGAGAGCAAGTTAAAATACCCTATATACTAGTAGACACAACCGCTAACAAACTATTAAAATTGGCTTATGAATATGTCGCAACCTCAGATTATAATCCAGAAGATTAACGAATCCTATGTCAAGATTTCTTGTGTTGAAAAATACATGGAAATGGAGATTCAGGATAAGTTTAGTTTTGAGGTTCCTAATGCAAAATTTTCTCCTAAATTTAAATCTGGTTGGGATGGGTACAAACGGCTCTACAACCGCCGTAACAAGACGTTTCCCGTAGGTTTGGTGTTGGCACTGCTAAGGTTTGTAAAGGGGCAGGGATACAGCTACAAGGTTGATCCTGAGCTTATTCCACAGACTGACCTCACTCGTGAAGATATTGAACACGTAATGACTACGGTGATTGATCCGCATAGCAAAGGTAAGCCAATTACACCACACGAACACCAGTACGATGCTCTTATGCATATGTTTGGCATGGGACGCAGTTTATGTTTGTCATCTACAAGTAGTGGTAAGTCCCTTATCATTTACAGCGCCTTGCGTATGTTGCAACTACTTCCTGAGATGGAAGACAAAAAATTCTTTGTCGTAGTTCCCTCTGGAAACCTAGTTGAGCAGATGTACAATGATTTTGAAAATTATGCTACGGGTTCCTCTGTTAAGTGGAATGTTGGAACTCATTGTCAGAAAATCAACAAAGACTATAAAAAATATATTGATAGACAGATTGTTGTAACTACTTGGCAGTCCATGGCAAAACTCCCTAGTTATGCGTTTGATGATATGGGTGTTTTATTATGTGATGAAGCTCACACGGCTGGTGCATCTGTACTTTCTACTATAGTCGAGGCGTCTATCAACTGCCCTATAAAACACGGTTTCACTGGTTCCCTTGATGGGTTTGAATCAAACGAAATGTTTATTGAAGGTTTGTTTGGCCCGCGCAAGATCATCATGACAGCAAAAGAAAGCATTGATAAAGGTGTTGCATCCCCTATTGATGTGAAGATGCTTTTGTTGAAGTATAGCCAAGAATTCAAGGATGATCTTGCGTCTACCGTATTCACAAAGGAAGATGGAAAAAAACGAAACCCTAAAGACTGGTATCGTGTTGAAAAAGAATTTATCTATTCACTCCCTGAAAGGAAAAAGTTTCTTGTCAATCTGATTCTGTCCCTGAAAGGAAATACGCTTGTTTTGTTTGACTCAATAGACATATACCAGACACCTGTATATGAGATGTTGAAAGAGAAGCATGATAATGTGTTTGTGATTAATGGTGAAGTCAGTAACAAAGAACGTGACGTTATCAAGGCTAAGATCGAGGCTGGTGAGAGTGTGATAACCTGTGCCACTTTTGGAACTATGGCTGTTGGTATTTCTATCAACAAACTACACAACATGGTTCTTGCATCTTCCACAAAATCTATGATCAGGATCATTCAGTCTATTGGTCGATTGATGCGATTGCATGATACAAAAGAGGTTGCCACAATTTATGACGTGGTTGATGATCTTTCTATGCCCGACAAGCGATATAGTGGGTATATGATTCAGCATGGTAAGGCTCGTGTAAAAATCTATGCCAATGAGCAACATCCTGTCAAATTCTATCCTGTTGACATCAAAAAGGGGTAAATTCTCTTTTTGATGTTCTTATTTCACATTTTCAACTCTGTACAAGCTCACTGAGCAGCTTTTCTCTTTCATTCTATACTACGCCCTACCCCTAAAACCCTCTCTATGGACACACCAAAGCCTCTAATGGGTTTAAAGCCCTTTTTATGGACACATGTGTGTCTGTTTTGTGTGTCAACACTCTTTTTAAACATTACATAATGTTAACGAAAATAAGTCTTGACAGGCTATTTTCGATCCGCTAAACTCTGCCTAGTTTCACAAGCAAAAGAAGATAAAACCTTTTTTGGCATCGTAAAAAGACACTCGCCAAAAAATAAACTAATAAAAAACTTAAACCTCATTCGCTGGCGCTCATTACTGTATATGGAAGGTTATAGAAAAAAAAAAGAAAAAATATACCTCGCTCGCTTCGCTCACTACTGTATAAGAAAGTATTTTAACAGGTTTATGAACGTCTTTAAAGGATTTTATTAGAATAAAAAAGAATATAAAAAGAACAAAAAAGTATATCCTCATTCGCTGGCGCTCATTACTGTATATGAAAAAAGAAAAAATAGAAAACCGCATCCCCGTTCGCTACGCTCTCTTTAGTCAAAATAGTGTATAAAATGTTTGCAACATAACCAAAAGTGTATTATGATTATCCTTAGTGTATAAAAAGTCAAAAAACTGGTTTTTACTTAAAGGATTTTAAAATTGAAAAGACAAAGACAAAGACAAATACAAATATACTCTGATGGTGGGAAGCGTAAAGAAATAGCGTCATGGGCTTTCTGTTTGTATTCACCAGATATTGAAAAAGTTATATATGAAAAACGTGGTTGTATTACAGGAACATCACAACAAGGTGAATTGAGTGCAGGACTATATGCACTAGAGTTTATTTTTAATAAATTTACAAGTAAACAACTTGCATCAATGGATATAACACTATATACTGATAGTCAATACCTATCCAAAGGCATGAATGATTGGCTGTGGGGTTGGAAGAACAAAGGTTGGAAAGGTTCTTCAATGAAGATTATTAAGAATGTAGATTACTGGAAAAGACTTGATACACTTAAATCACAGATGCCTTCCGTTAAGTTTCAATGGATAAAAGGCCATGCTGGTATTGAGTTGAATGAGTACGTAGATAAGTTATGTACAAAAGCTTTAGAGGATTATCACGCAGTATGAAAAAAATTAGCGAAATCACAGTAAAGGATATTGACAATCTGGAATTCGAATTGAAGTTGGAAGCAGAAAAAGAAGACAAAAAATCACACTATGTAAACAACAAAGAATTGTTCAAAGAATTT